TATAAACGCAAACGATACGCTGCCAATCCCGAGAAGGTGCGGGAAAGGAACCGCAAGTGGCGCGCTGCCAATCCCGAGAAGATACGGGAATATAAACGCAAACGATACGCTGCCAATCCCGAGAAGGTGCGGGAATATAACCGCAAGTGGTGCGCTGCCAATCCCGAGAAGGTGCTGGAATATAAACGCAAACGATACGCTGCCAATCCCGAGAAGGTGCGGGAATATAAACGCAAACGATACGCTGCCAATCCCGAGAAGGTGCTGGAATATAACCGCAAGTGGCGCGAGATATTGTCTGACGGTTATTTAAGGTATAAACTAAAACAACTCAACCTCCCAGTAACCCCAGAAACAATCGAATACAAACGTATTCAACTAAAGCTATACCGAGAAATCAAAAAACAACAAAACGATGAAAGAGATTAAGAACATCCGGGAATTGACGGCCGATTTGGGCCGCGTGTATGCAGAGCTTCGAGCACGAGAGATCGAGACCAAAGAGGCATCGGAGATTGCCAACATTGCGGGTAAGATCATCAACGGCGCAAAGGCTGAGATGATGTACCGAATCGCCCGTAAGGAGACGCCGTCGATACCTTTTTTCGATGCCGATGGCAAATAATTTTGCAGATTCGAAATGATTTTCTACCTTTGCTGTCGCGAGATCGATACCTTTGGTATCAACAAAGAACATATCTAACGCTTTATAAAGCGTTGTCCCTTGTCCACTTTCGGTTATACCGAGGGTGTCGGTCTCGCAAACTTGACTGGGGCAACGCCTTTTTTATTGCCCTTTACATATTAATTTAAACTTTTAACTGACAATGCGAGACCAAGTTAAAAGTGGTACCCGGGTAAATAACACCCAGACCACACCGCGCGCAAAGCGCTTCCCGTATTTTCTCCGCGACATGCGGAAACTCACTCTGAGCGAAGAGCAAACATACCAGGTATCCTTTACCGCAACCGTACACAAAGAGTACGGCAATCAACCCGTGGGGCTCGATTTTTCGTGTCCCTACAAAACGGCGCATCCTCTTCTTGCGCTGGGATATGCCATTGCCGACTGCGAAGATCGGTATTTCTCGACCGAAATAGAGGTCGGGTCGATTCGCATCAAAAAATTCTAAACCGCTGAATCATGGAGCATCTTGTAACGCTGGTTCTGCCGCTATTGGTGATAGCCGCAGTTTTCGGTATCGTCTACTCCGACAAGCGCATCTACGACGTCGTGGAGGTCATTCTCACCCGCGTATTTGAAAAATTCGATTAACCATGAACACGCAATACCACACCACGACAACATCCCCGGCCCTTCCGGTTACAGAGGAGTTGGTGGACATTCCCAGCGAATATATTACGGGCAACGTCAAAAAGCGTCCGACACTTAACGAATTCACATTGTCTGACAAGTCGATGAAGCTGCTCTTCAAAATGTTCGCCGCTTTTTTCGAACATAAGACACCCGGAGATGCCCAAGATTCAGATCGAGGCCAGTATTATACCTACGGGGATGTCGACGGATTTACCTTCGAAGTGGACTGGGGTGTATTTCACATCACCGTGGAGCGCCGTTACCTATGGGACGATCTGTTGAGCGCCCCCGGTGAGGGGTTCACGGTTACAGAAGTATGGGACACGATCTATGATTGTTCCCATCCGTGCCTGGCAAAACGAATGAACGATTACGCAAAACGAAACAACTTATAATATTATGAGAACACGTATTGAAGTCAGAAGCCGTGCTACTGGCAAGCTGATCGCCAGCCATGAGGAGAACCGCCGCATGACGGCCAAAGAGATCGAGAAGGCCAAACGGGATTGCATGCGCAATCTTGATCCGGCCAAAGTTACAGCACCGGAAGTAACCTATATCGAAGACTAAGCCATGAAAGAGTTAATCGCCATCCAATCGGAATTGAAAGCCCCCAAAGGGCAGTATAACTACTTCGGAAAATACAAATATCGAAGCTGCGAGGATATTCTCGAAGCGGTCAAACCGATACTCAAGGCGCACGAATGCGTCCTGAACCTGTGCGACGACATCGTCGCCGTCGGGGACCGCTACTACGTGAAGGCCACGGCGCGCATCACGAACGCCGCCGGAGAGGTCGAGACGGCAACGGCCTTTGCCCGCGAGGACCTCGACAAGAAGGGTATGGACGGGTCGCAGATAACGGGTACAGCATCCAGTTATGCCCGCAAATATGCCCTTAACGGGTTGCTCTGCATCGACGATACGAAAGATGCGGACACGGACGAGCGGCACACGAAGAACGCCAACCGGGCGGCGGCACAAAGTACCAAAACAGCACAACCGTCCACGGTCCCGGCAACTGCTCCGGCCCGCAAGCGCATCACTATGGAACACCTGGACAACCCCATTACCTGCGATCAGCTGATGAAATGGATGTATGGATTTCTCACTACGGCCAACTATGCCGCGGATTTCGACGCCGGAGCGCGATTGCTGAAATCATACGATGCCGATGCGGAAGTCGTCGATCGCTTCTCGGCGCTCTTTGAATCATACCGTCAGGCTCGGAAAAATGCGAAGTGATATGGAGACACAGGCAACATTGATTCGGGAAACGGCGTCTGCCTCCGAGCTGGCCGCCCGGGCTATCTCCTCGGTTGTAAACGGGGAGGTAGACCCGATAACGACCCATATCAACATCAGCCGTATGGAAAAGGCCATAGCCATCTACAAGGATAACGTTGATGTGCGAGACATCACGCTGCGGGAGTTATCTAAATACGGTAAGAAACAGACGTTCGGCGACTGTGTGCTGGAAGAGTGCGAATCCGGCGTCAAATACGATTATTCGATGTGCGGCGATAGCAAGCTGGCGGATATGTACGCCACGCTGGAAGCCCTGAAAGCCGACATCAAAGAACGGGAAACGATGTTGAAGCACATACCGTCATCTGGGGTTGCAGACCCCGATACTGGCGTGGTGATGTTCCCGCCGGCTCGGAGCAGCAAAACAGTAATCAAGACAACTTTCAAAAAACAATAGGAATAATGGCAGAACTTATCAATGTGTCGTTGTGTGTCAGCGACATTCCCAGGGACAAGATTTTCGTTGCTGAAAACGGCAAGAAGTACATTTCTATTTGTGTTTCGGAACTCCGCGAGGCTGATCAGTACGAGAACACGCACTGTGTGTTCATGCGTCAGTCCAAGGAGGAGCGCGAGCGCAAGGACAAACGGGTGTATGTAGGCCGGGGTAAGTCAGTGGTATTTCGCCCGGCGGAGCCGACGCCCGATCAAGTTGCGGATTTGCCGGTCGCCGAGAACGTGGATGACCTCCCTTTCTGATGTAGTGCCGTATGGTTTACGATCTGAATACCGACATCGACCGGGAGCGCTTCAAGCGACGTGCAAACGCTCTGATGACGCATCGGGCCGTTGTCGAGTGTTCGGAGCGCAAGCCCCGGCGTACTTCCCCGCAGAACCGCTATTTGCACGTGATACTCGGCGAGTTCGCAATGCAGACAGGATGCACACTGTCGTACGTGAAAACGGAGTATTTCAAGAGGTTTTGCAATCCGGAGTTGTTCGTGCGTGTCGAGTTCGACGAACTGATGCACAAAGAGATTGAAAGGCTCCGATCGAGCCGGGACCTCGATACCGGGGAAATGACAACGGCAATAGAGCGTTTCCGCAACTGGGCGGCCGCGGAGGCCGGGATAGACCTGCCAGCGCCTTACGAGGCAGAATGGATAGGCTTCATCGAAAGAGAGATGCAACACCAGCAAATATGGCTATGATATGGCAAGAATACGAACCATAAAGCCACAATTTTGGGATGACGCGAAAATAGGCCGAATCCCTCGTGACGCCCGTCTGCTATATATAGGTCTTTGGACCTTTGCGGACGATTTGGGTGTGGTGATCGCCGATCCCGTTTGGCTAAAATCAAAAATATTTCCTTACGACAGAATACAGATCCAACAACTGGAGGCGTGGTTAGGGTTGCTCGAGAAGACCGGTTTTATTAGTCTTCTCTCCGTCAAATCGGAGAGTTTCTATTATCTTCCTACTTTCTCCCGTCACCAAATAATCAATCGACCTAATTTGGACGATGTAAACATCGATAAGAAGCTATTAGACAATATTTTAGCTAAATTCACTGATCAATCAGTGATCAATCATGGATCAATCAGTGATCAATCAGTGACTATAATAGGAGAGGAAAAGGATAGGGATAGTAGTACCCCCTATAATCCCCCTAAGGGGGAAATCGGCTCTCCTGACTCTGACGATGAATCCGTAGAAAACGGACCAGAGAAAAAGAAAAGTTGCGGCAAAAGAAAAGAGACTGATTTATCCTTCGTCGAACCTTCGTTCCAGCCAGTGATGGCGGAATGGCTTGCTTACAAGTCTGAACGCGGACAGAGCTATCGGCAGCAAGGATTAAAGGCTTGTTATTCCAAATTGCGGGAACTTTCAAACGAGGATCCGGACATTGCCCGTAAGATCATCCGACAATCTATGGCAAATAACTGGGCGGGGTTATTCCCGCTGAAAACGACAAATGACTATGGACGAAGTACAAAGAATCAACCCCCAGGCCCTGATGAGCTCGCTCGGGCCGTCGCTGAGGGAATATCTCGCGCTCACACTCGCCAAGAGTGGGAGTGAGGAGGTATCCGTACTTGCAGGGCCTCCGGCATCGGCAGCACATATCGCCACGGTTGTGCATAAGCTGTCCGTATGTTTTCCGGATATGTCGAGCGAATTCTTCTCTATCCTTGCCGAGCGTATCGGGAAGACGGGAATGAGCGGGAAGCGGCTGGAATATGCCCTGAACAGGGTGCTGGACACGTTCACGTACAAACGGCTGACGATCGCCGACATCTTGGGCATCGATGTGAAATGTCGGATTCTGACGTATTCCGCGATGTGCAATGAGGTGGCTCGGAACGGCGGCAGCACGGACGATTATGCTCCGATACGCATTAGCGGGGCCGATAAGCCCGGATGGGTGCTCAAAGGAGACAAGGCGCGGTATAATATCCCGGGCGAGTTATAATAATCACCATGACACGACACATCGAATCACACCTGCAACGAATGTGCGTCAGCTGGTTTCGACTCCAATACCCGGACATCGGGAAGCTCCTGTTCGCCGTACCGAACGGCGGCGCCC